AGTTCGTTCTTCATCAGCTCCTCATCGTTGGCCGTACCAGGCTCCTCCGATTTGGCTTTTGATTCTTCCTCCTCCGGTTTATCGTCAAGCTCACCCAAGACACCCTGAATGAGCGAGATCGCTTTTCGTAGATCCTCCGCGTCCTTTGCGCTGTTGCGGCGGCCGTCTTTCTCAAGCGCGGATTTAACGCTCAAAACAGACGTGTCCCTGTTTGCCGGATATAAAACAAGGCTGATCTCATGGATGTTGAGCTTTCGCAGCTCGTTCGCTTTGCGGCCATCCTCAAGTGTGACTTCGCCCTGATCCAAAACGTCATAAGCAAAAGAGAACTTTGCCAGGCGTCCGTCCATCGCCAGCTCCCTCGCCCGCTGCGCTTCGGGTGTTGCGTCAAACGTGGCCTCGAACTTCAGGCCGTGATCGTCTTCTTCCAGACTTGTGATCGTTCCGATAAAGTTCTTCAGTTCCTCGTTATCGTGGTTATACAAAAGCGGCAGGACTTTCCCCGCCGCCTTGATGTTTTCTATGGACTCTGTAAAGGCTCCCTTTGCTACGATGTCTCCGTAGCTGTCCGGCTCTCTTGTCCAGGTGGACGCATAACCGGTAATCGTGCCGTTGTCGGCCTTAATATCGAATGTCTTATTCTTAATCATTGTTTACACCTCAATCTCTGACTGTTATCTCAAGAACGCATTGACAGTTCGCTACCTCTTCCGCGTCTAAGTTATCCATATCGCCCGGCCACATCGCGCCGTTACTGAACGGTTCGTCATACGGTACCGTCTCGCCGTTCATCATGGCATGGGATGCGCGCGGGTTTGACGAAGTGACCACCCAAGTCTTGAACACATTGTCACCGCGTCCCCTGTTCTGCTCACAAGCCTCTAAGGCCGACCAGCTGACCAGAGCCACCGCAAAAGCGGCACCGGCCGTAACGGAGCGGTTTTCTTCGGCGTTCTCAAAGACGCCTTCGGGTGTTGCTTTCAGCGCGTCTTCATCCTCGAAGCTGTCTTCGTCCAGGGACTCTTCAAGCTCTTTTCGGGTCTTCTCGTTCATCATTTCAGCGCGTCGGCGGCACATCTTTTCCAGATATGCTTTTGTCCGGTCCGCGTCATAACTGCCGGAGTTGCCCCATAAGTCATGGACGGCTTCGCGCCCGATGGATGCGCTCATGTCGAAAACAGTCCCGAACAAGTCTTCGGTCAGTTCATCGTCCCAGCGTTCAGCGTCCCACCATTTTTCGGTCTTTGCGCCGATCTTCGGTAAGACGCTTTTGGACTGCCGGGTAAAGAAATCTCTGTATACTTTGGCGATCCGGTCCTTTTCTTCTTCGGTCGGGTTGCTTCTGGCCTTGCGTGCTTCGGCTTTGACTAAGATCTCCGGTGCCGCGTTGTATCTCTCAACGGTCGGATCTGTGTCTCTCGGTGAAGCTAACCCGCCGACCAGAACGTTCAGCGGGACAATGAGATCATCGCCGCCGTCAATAGCCGGTAAGTCAAGTCTTGCCCTTGCCTCGTTTCTGGATAAGAACGGAGCACCGACCGCGCTGGACAGGGTAGCAATCTTCTCTTCGTAAGTGCCCTCTGTCTTGATCGTGATGTCGTAAGCTACGTAATGCCGACGGTCTTCTCCGACTCTCGGTAATACGACCTTGTTGATCCTGTCGGTGGCCTGCATAAGCGTCGGAGCGAGGCAATCGTTATACAATGCCCTTGCATTATCCCTTGCGCTTGCGTAGGTCTGTCCTGAGCCTGGCCAGATCATCGCCGGGTTCACATGATAGACCGCTGCGCAGTCCTCTCTGGACAGCTTCACCGACTCCGCCCATTGTGCGTCGCGTGAATTGAACTGGACGGTCTTTATCTCCATGCCGTCTTCTAAAATCGGCATACCGCCGCCCTCTGCTGCCTGTGAGCCTGCCCATGATGTCTTCCAGGTCTCTTTGAACCGTTCAAAAGCTCCGTCGCTCCATGCGGCGACGTCTTTCGGCCTTGTCAAGTAAGCATTGAAGCGTCCGCCTCTATGCCACATCTGACGCCTAAACGAATTAGACTCGATCTGTTCATGAAGCGTCTCTTTTAATGCGCTTATTTTTGAATACTGACGCATCGGATCTGTCGGATCATAACCATGGAACAATACAAAGCTGTTCGACGGTACTTCTACCGGTGCCGACCCTTTAACGCCGATAACAATGCTCTCCGGTGCAAAAGGTGAATTGCCTTTGTAGCTCTGAATCCAGCAGGCCGGAATCGGTCTTAACTCCCATCCGCTGTCGGTTGTTTTGTTCGGCAGCAGTAAAGTCAGAAATCGCTCATACAGAAGCAGATCCGAATACATCCATCTTTTGAACTCGTACGAAGTCATGTCCGGATTCGGGTTTGCCAGTAATAAAGCCGCCGGACTGTCTATCACGCGCGGTCTGTCGGTATCACTTGCACGGTCATAGACTTTGATCGGGATCTGCGCTGCGTTATCCGCCAAGAAGCTGATGACCGCTCTCAAGTTCGGCTGTGTTCTGTAAAGTGTCGCCGCGTCCATGCTCGCGATCTGGACGCCGTAGTCGCCGCCGTATACGTACGTATATGTCGGACGGAATAAGTTTTTGAGGCCGGTAAAAATCGCCATTTTTTCTCCTTTACACGACCAGCACGCCTCTTTCGTTGTAGATGCTGTCGTATACTTTCGGTTGTTTAGTCTCTATCTGCGTCGCCGCTCCGAACGCCATTGTCACGGCTACAAGCGGCGAGATGTCCTCCATGCTCTTGTTTCTATCCCATGCCCATGCACCGTCCCCCATAGGCCGTGTAGACGCTACGTTTGCCGCAAGGTCCAATGCAGGCTGTGAAATGTGATAAACCGGTATCGCGTCAATTTCGGAGTCTTCCGCGTTTGCCGCTACCGCGTCATATAAACGCCCGCACCATCCGGCCACATCACGCCCGCTGCACTCGATGATCTCCACGCCGTCTATCGCGGCAAGAACGTCCATCATTGAAGCGATGGGCGCGCCTTTGCTTTGAAGCGCGACCTTCATGTTCGGATAGTTCGGTGCTGCACTCATAAACCATTTGGCAAGCCAGCCGGTGCCGCTTCGATACTCGGCAAGCTCTACATGATACGCGCCGTCTTTTCGTTTGCCGCAGACCGCGATACTTGCGTGGGTTCTGTCTGCGGATATGTCAACGCCCCACCACAACGGAGAGTCTTTCGCAATATGACTCTTTTCGTCTTTGCCAGCGTCCCATGAGTCGACCGGGAACGGCGGCGTGACGGTAGACGTTACCCATTGGCATAAGCACTCAGTTTTGAAAACGTCTGCCGGGTCGTCTGCATAAGCAGCTTTTATTGTGGACAGCTCGATGGTATATCCTAAAGAAGGGTTCGCCTGTGCCCAGGCGTTCATATCGCCCGGATCAGCGTTCGGATCTGCCGACCATTCAAACAGGCCGAGCATACTTCCATCATCCTCTGCCGGTGGCTCGGACTCACCCAACGCCTTAACGATGCCATCCGGGTCTCCAAGCTGCGCGTGTGCGCGAAGTCTGAAATGCCGCAACACAACGCTCGTGCCGTCTCCGGCGTTGCTCATGCACCATAACAGGGAGTTCTTTCGGGCCATGCCTGTCTTTGACAGTGCCGCCCATGCGTCCCATGTCTGATGTTCTCGCAGTTCATCAAGTAAGACCAAATCAGCAGACTTTCCACGGCCTGCCTTCCGGTTTGATGCCCTGACTCTGTAATCACGGTTCCCGGACAGTTGCAGGCGTTTCGCTCCAGTAGACCACCATACGTGCTCTATAGCGTCTGCCAGTTGTTCGTTTTCTTGTGCCATTTCAACGCACATCTGCCAAACGTCCTCGGCGTTTGTTATATCCTGCGCTGTGCCAAGAATAAGGTTTACTTGCAATTCATAAAGAAAAAACAATGCAAGGATACATCCAAACATTGTTTTTCCGTTTTGTCTTCCGACTTCTATAATTACCGTTCTATATCTAAATCTCCATCCGTCTTTTGTGTCTCTTACTTCTAGGGCGTGTATTGCAAGCCATTTCTGCCACGGTAGCAGGTTTACGTGTAGGACGTTTTCAGCAAACTCTATAAGTTCAAATCCTACAGATGTATCCGGTGTCAACTCTCGCAAAGGCGGAGTATATATCCGTGGCGTTTCTTTGCCTTTTATGCTCGTTTTGCCCATTTACTCGATCCCACAACATGAAGCTTTGCGTTCTTGTCTGTCTTTGCTGGTCTATCTGTCTTCCCTGTTAATTCCTGCAACTTACTTAACGTCTGTGCATATTCTCTGACAGTTGCACGATATTCCTGCACTATCGGATTTGCTCTCATAACCGTCTCTCCGGTTCCTACTTTCACTTCCTGCGCCAGCGGTGCCTTTTCATACAGCGGCGTTTGCTGTTTTATTTTCTTCTGTAATGTCAGGAGAGCGTTTGCAAGTGCTACTGCCTGCGGCTTTAATTCTTCGCTTACGTTCTCGCACATCTTTTCAGCCTGCGTCATATACGCACACCTCCTCGATATTGTCTCTCTTTGTGGAGTTGCATATTGCGTGGGCAACTTGCACGTTGTCCCATGTATGGCTCCCACCTTTTGACAGAGGATATATGTGGTCAATGGTCGGCGATGTAGGCCCGAAATACTCCGTCCAGCTGTGATCGTTTGGGTTGCACATTCCTCCGCAGATGCCACAGCGTAATCCATCCCGTTTTATAAGTTTTTTCAGTGTGACAGACGAGTCAAACTCACAGCCGTATTTCTTTACTCTATGCCGTATGCTCTTAATGTCAGCTTGTTTTCTCCGTGCGGCTTTTTTCCTGCATTTGATTGAACAGTAACCGCAGTTTGAATAGTTGGTTATCCCGGCAGATTCCATGTACTGCCGTGGCGTGTACTCTTTGCCACACTCTTTGCAGATAAACACCTCATCAAGCTTATTTTCACGTTCAAGTTGATAAGCAGAAAAGCCGTTCGGATTCTTTGCTCTCCGTTCGGCTTCTCGTTTCTTTCTCTGTTCAATTTTTATTAATGCTTCTGCTCTTGCCTGTGCCTCTTTTTCTTTTTGCAAGCACTCCGGGCATTTACATTTGCCCTTTATCACCCATGATGCCGTGCGCTTTATGGTGTACCCACATTCTCTGCATCGAATTGTTGTCTGCTCGGTTATTTTCTGACCGCTGCTTATATATTCAAATCCCGAATCACTGGCGGCTTTTATTAACCGCTCTTTTGTCAGTTCCTTTTTCTTTTCATTTGCGGTGTTGCCTGCTTTTTTCAATCCTATCGGATTTGGTGGCAAGCGTTTCCGTTTCTTACCGAGGCTGCGAACAATATTCTCGATCTGATATTCCTGCAAGCCGTATTTCCTTGCCGCATCTATGGAACTGTGACCGCTGTTGTAGTAGTCGGCAACATCCCTTGCCAGTTGTGTTTTTGTCAGCATGATTTCTCCATTGGATCTCATGCCACATAGTGGGCAAGTCAGTATTTTCATTTTGCCTTTAAATATTTGTTCGAGATTCCAAGTCTCAAAGGTTTTTCCACAACTTTTGCACTTTACTATTGACTTCCGTCCGTGGTCTGTTCCCCAGTCCCTTTTTATCAGTTCAAAGTGTTCTGACAGTCCAGCTTCATCAAACCTCTGTTTCCATTCTTGTTCGCCTATTCTCCTGCGTCCGTTCATAAAGTACCTGCCTTTCGGTATCGCCTTAAATAGTTAATGGCGTATCAGCAATTAAGGCTTATTGCGTTCGGGAGCTACCCTAGATACGCCAAAAAAAAGTTTCAAAACCTACGTAGAATAAGATTATGGATGCA